TCACCGAACTTGAAGGTGGTAGCACAGGCTACGGCATCATCATCGGTGACGAGAATCGACCCCTTGACGTTGGGTACGACAGCCCCTCCGTTGAGTGGCGAGCATTCGGGGAGCACCCCTACGTCAGATACTACGATCTTTCAGATAGGCTTTCAGTTGTCTACCAGCCTTGGAAAGAATGGGCCGAAGACGTTCTCCACGATTTGACAAGAGTCTGACAACCTGCTAAAATTACATTCGTAATCAACCACTACCGAAAGGAAACCAACCATGACAACGACCGACACCTACACCTGCTGGGATACGTTCAACGACGTACTCGCCGCTGGAGTTGACCGAATCATCCTGTTCGGCCCTCCCGGCACCGGCAAGACGTTCAGCGCTCTGCACGTCAACAAGACCCCCGGACAGGAGTCACACCGACTCACCTGCACCGATGACATGACCAACATGGATGTTACCGGAGGCTTCTTGCCTAACGGTAGCGGCTTCGAATACATCGAAGGCTCAGCCATCAAGGCTCGCCGTAGCGGTGGCCGACTCGTCGTAGACGAAATCGACAAGGCTGGTGGCGACGTGTTCGCAACCCTACTCAACATGACTGACTCTGCTGAGTCCGCTGAGTGGGAGCATCCTGTTACCGGCGAAAAGACCTACCCTGAGAAGGGCTACACCGTAATCATGACCACGAATGTGGAACAGATTGAGGAGTTGCCTGAGGCTCTTACCGACCGGTTCCCTGTCCGTATCCGCATCGACCGACCCCATCCCGATGCTCTGCTTACCCTCCCCAACCACTGGAGGTCTTACGCAGACCGCATGGCCGACGCTGGCTCTGAGCGCATGTCGCTTCGACTGTTCCAGTCAATGGCTAAGTTGACTCACAAGATGGGTGAGGAAAAAGCGGCTCAACTTATTCTCGGCCCTCGTGCTGGTGCATTCTTGGAAGCCATCAAGATTGACCAGTTCCAACAGGTCGGAGGCTAATCTCAGGTAGGTAGAAGCCTCTCGCTTGGCTCCCTACCTGACATCAGGAGAGGGGGAGGATTGGTTGGCCTCCCCCTCTCCACACTACAATTTGACACCAACCATCTACATATGATACAATCAGTACATCAGCAAATGAGAGGAGCAAATATGACTGATATGATTCAAGAGGTACAGAACCGAAACCGGCCTATGCCTGAGGTTTTTACCCGACAAGACATTCGAAACACCGGAGGCTGGGATGTTGGTAACGCACGTGCAGTACGTGGCGAGCCTTACATCACTGTCGCTGGTCGCATCATGCGAGTCCCCTTGGATGACTCAGACCTTGCACGTGCCATCCGTGGCCATGAGCAAATCCACGTTAAAGTTTCCCCCCAAGACCTGACGCCCTTCATCACTGACGTGACCGGAGAGGGCGCTATCAGAGCCGCAGAAGAAGCACGAGTAAACATGATCGCTGACATGCTGGGCTTCCCCATGAAAGCGCTCCAGACCGGCTCAGAGAAGTGGGATGGTGAGATGCTAGCCGAACACAACCAGTGGTCGGAAGCAGTGTACGCAGTAGCGGCATCGGTACACACCGGTAGCCTCAACCCTCTGCTCGTCGGTATCCGCCGACACATCCCCGAATGGGCTGACGCTCTGCGAGATATCGCAAAGGAAATCGTCAAGTTTCAGACAAAGCAGATTAAACTTATCAAGCGCCAAACATACGGCGCTAACCTCACCACAGACGCTGAGGCTCTGCAAAAGTATGGCAGTACCGAGGTACACGCTCATACCGGCATGATCGTCGGAATGAACTACACCATCGAACTCGCAATGCTTCTGGAATCCATCGCATCAATGCCTGCTCCCCAACCCGCTCCCGAAGAAGAGCCTGAGGATGAGGACACTGTAGAAGATGCCGAGGAAAGCACGTCTGACGACGATGACGACGAGGCTGAGGCTGAAAGCAGTGGCCAGTCCGATGGTGGCAGAGCCAACAAACTAGGCCAAGAGGACAACCCTGAAGAACTTAAGGAAAAGAAAGATAAAACTTTCGACCGTGACGCACTTCAGAAAAAGGCTAAAGACGCACTGAATTCCAACATCGGTTCAAGAGGCATTGGCAAATGGCTTGACCTTAACCTCAAGCGTATGCCTATGACGATGACCATCCCCGGAGCCATCGGTCGTAAACGAGTCGCTTCTAACATGGGGCGTAATCCCCGACGGATGCACCGACTCTTGACCGACCCTGATAAGCGTATCTTCGACAAGTACGTTAAGGCCGTCGGTGGAGTAGTGCTAATCGACTGCTCAGGTTCCATGTCTCTCTCAAAAGAGGACTTGAAGGAAATGATGCTAGCCGCACCCGGATGCACCATCATCGGCTACTCTGCTTCATGGCAAACCGGTCGCCCCAACGCCTTCATCCTTGGAGAGAAGGGAAAAATTTGTAACGAACTTCCCGAATTCTGGGGAGGCAACGGCAACGACCTGCCTGCCATCGAATACGCAGTCGCTCAACGAACCAACGCTAAGACACCTGTCATCTGGATTACGGACGGCATGGTCTATCGACCCGGAGGTGGAGGCGAGTACGACGAGCGGGAATGCGCAGAGTACGCACGCAAGCACAGAGTCCACATGGAGTACAACCCCGAAGGGGCAATCAAGTACCTCAACGAACTCAAAAAGGGAGCGGCATACAAGCCTCAGATTCTCCCCCGATGGAAAGACCATCTCAGGAAGGTGGCCTGACCTACAAAGATCGAAGCGCCGGAGGTATCCTCTCAACCTCCGGCGCTTCTTACGATCAACCGACTAACCCCAAAAAGTCGATCAACATTTAGGATAGCACAGAAAGGAGGCTATACATGCAAGAACAAAATCTATTCGGTCTAGAAACATTCAATGGTGTCCCTACGGGAGACATACACAACATGTTTGACTTCTGGAAAGAAACATTCAACAAAAGGGCATCAACAGTTTTAGACGAAACCCGCAAAAAGAAACTGGCAACCGCCATCAAAGCATACGGAATCGAAACATGTAAGCAAGCCATCTTAGGATGCTCCATGTCCGACTGGCATACAGGGCGGAACCCCGGTAACAAGAAATACACAGACCTGACGCTCATCTTCCGCAACGCCGAGAAGGTAGAGATGTTCGTAGACATTTACGAACAAGAAACAACAGCAACAACAGAAATGGAGGAATGGCTAGAATCATGACAAACTATACGAAAAACCAACACACTCGCAACATAATCAACATCATCAAAAGCGCTCTAGGCGTACGCTTCTATCTAGTAGACCTAGCCGACGAAGCCCTACTGTACACCGGTAAATACCAAGACTGCATCGACACAATCGACGCAATGTACGGCGGAGCCTTCGGAGTAGGAACCTACAAAGAAGTTAAACACATCGAAGGACTAGACGAACAGATCATCAACCTTATCGCACCCGCACATTACACTGATGACAGAACTCGCAGTCACCAATATACTGAGACAGATTTTCGTCGTATTCGCAAGGCCAAGCCTCGCCGCAAGGCCCGATCAATCGTGAACTCCCCTCAACATACGAACGGAGCACATCAGTGACGGACGGGATCGGAACACGGGCAGGAGGAGGCTTAGGAATGCCTATGGTGTCCCTAGCACCCTCCACCAATATGTGGGACGCTAAAGTAGAGACAGCAACACCCTCACTCTCAGCAGCAGAGTTCAACAACTCTTTAACCCACAACGGTAACACTAAAGAAACACGAACCGTTTTATCAGAACTGCTCATACTCATCCAAAGATTCCAAGCCCGCTTCCTTCAAAGCCATCATCAACAACAACTCTGTCATCGAAATGTCAGACCCCTCAGAAATATCAAGCAACAAATTCTTCAAACGGGGATCAACCTTAAACGACATGCCCACGTTCTTCACATCAACATCGGCACGTTTAGACGGGCGACCCGCACGATTAAAACCAAATTCACTCATAACAACTCCAAACTCTTTTATATATACTAGCAAATACTTCTAAAAACATCCAATGGTGTCCCTAGCGGGAGGGTGCGGCGCTGGTTGCTGCAGCCATTCTTATAAAATGGTGGTCTCGGGTTCAATTCCCGACTCCCGTACCAAACTTTGTGACTGCTTTCACAAACATATCCATTTACTTCCAAAGACAACCGAGTTATACTAACAGAGTCAAAGGAGGTGAAAACACAAATGACAAAACTCAAAGAACTAGCCGCCCGCCGCCGCCACCGCAAACAACACTACTTCAACGGAGTATGGGTACCGCAAGACCGACGGCAATGGACAGATGATATGGAACGAGAAGTACTCAAAACCCTAACATACTGGCGGTAAAACAAAAACGTAAACAATAGAAAAGGGAACCCTAGCACACCAGCCGGGGTTCCCTTTCCTTTTACCCTAGAAACGCCCCGCCTAAACACGGTGAAGACGGAGAGGTCAACCAGCCCCGCCCCGAAAGCCCACACCGCAAAACTTTCGGGACTCGCCAACCCCGCAACCACCCACGGGGCTAACCCACCCTAAACCTCTATGGCGTTCCTATGGCGTCCCTACCGCAGCCTCGTGCCACAGTCCAAACAAAACTCTGCCCAAGGATACGACTGACGCTTCTCCACAGCATGAGTACACGTATAAATCTCACGCCACCTATGATCCGCCATCTGACGCAGCCACTCAGAAACAGACAAACCATCAGCCTCCGCAGCATTCTGCCACTGCTCCCGCTGCGACTCAGAAACCCTAATTAAAACTTGCTTGTCCCGAACCTCATCCACAACCTCATCAGACCCAGAATCCATCACAGACTCCATAGCCTCCTCAACCCGCTTACGATGAGCCTCATCCTTAAAAAACGTATCCTTCAAATAATTAGTTGACATCACTGTCCCTTTCATCCACAACCTCAGCCTCAACAACCTCAGTCACATTAACATTATCCAAAATATTATTAACAACACTAGAATCCAACACACCAGACGAAGCCATCAACTCCAACAACTGCAACGCCTCCGCCCTCGCAGAATCCCCAGAAGACAACTTAGCCTTCGGGCTACCAACCAAAGTAGACTGAACATCAACAACCTCCGACTGGCCACCCAAACCAGAAATCGCAACCTCAGTCCTCTCCACGTTCATACCCAACAACTTAGCACGCCTATCCATAATACCCAACACAGTCTGCACCGAACGCTGATCAGGCTCCACCATAACCTCAGAACCATCATCCAACACCTCACGCCTAAACTGCGTCAAAGGCCACAACGACTTCTGCAACTCATCCAAACGCTCCAACTCCAAACGCAACACCTCAGGATAAGACAAAAACGCCTCAGAATTCAACCTACCCAACTGACGCCGAGTAGCCGCAGCCACCGCAGCAGCCGTCATATTAAACTTCTTAGCAATATCCTGATTCGACAACCCAGACTTCTTCAAACCAAAAATCCGGGCATCACGCTCAGCCAAAAACTCTTTAGAAAGTTTATTAGAATCCATCACAGCCTCCAACAATATGATAGCACAACGCTATACACACCACATCAACTACGATTCAACTGCGCCCAAATCTGAGCCAAAGTAAACTTCTCCGCACGCACACCCCTACGCTGAGCCTCAGCCGCCAACTGACGAGGAGTCAACCCAGCCCACACACCATGCTGATCCGAAGGCGGAAACGACAAAGCATACTCCAAACAATCCTTCCGAACCGGACACTGCCTACACAAACGACGAGCCTCCGAAATATACGACAAATCCTTATGCTCCTTCGGGAACATCTTATTCCCCTGATCCTTACATAAAGCATCCTGTGACCAATGATATTTGTCGGTTTCTTCAGGTGTATTTTGGGGTGTTTTGGTGGGTTTTGGTGTTTGTTGGGTTTGTATATGTGTTTGGTTGGTTTTGGTTATTTTGTGGAGCCTGTTCACTGGTGTTACCTTTTCTTTAGGGGGATGGGGGTAATACTAGTAGGCTTCCTTTATATGGTTATGTTACCGTTTGGTTACGGTTTTGTCAAGGGCTGTTTTGGTTGTCCAGTATAGGAGTTCATATAGGGGTGTGGGTGGGAGTACCCATTTGAGTGTGTTCATATAGGGGTGTTTCTGTATAGTGTTATATGGGTATTGGGTTGCTTTTGGTATCGTGGCAGGTGTTTAGCCGCCGTTTGGTGTGTTAGGGTGTTTCGATTGGTTCGGGTGTGCATCCTTTGATTATGGCTAGGATGACGAGTATTGTGAGGGTTGTTCTCCATAGGATGGTTAGTAGTTGTTGGGCGGTGTCGTCGTTGAGGTTGGGGAATTGTGTCATGGGGTCTTTTAGTTTGGATAGTTTTTTGATGATTGTGGTTACTATTTTGTCGGTGAGATACAGGGCTGTGAGTGCACCTACGAGTAGCATTAGTATGATTGATGCGAGTAGTAGGTTATTCATTGGTTTCTTCTAGTCGTTGTTCGGGGGTTATGTATCGGGGTTGTTGTTCTCCGGTGTCGGAGCATAGCCAACATTCGGTATCTTTCGATTCCCAGTATACGTCGCATCGTTCACAGTACATAGGTGGTAGCCAGAGGGGTTGCATTAGTCGCTGTTGTGTGATATGTGTGTGTCTGCTTTGCATCCTTTGTGGGGGCAGATGCAGAGGTATATGGTTTTGTTTTTGGGTTGTTTGTTTGACCAGAGTTGTCTTTGTTTTGTTGTGTGTTTGAGCATTGTTTCATTCTTTCTTCCAGTTTGTGGGTGTTTTTGTTAAGTGTTGTACTTGTACGTCGTAGAAGTGTTCGTTGTTTGACACGTATTTGTTTGGCACGTTGACTAGGGGTGAGTTTAGTACGGTTTGTGCTTTACAGTAGTACATGTGTGTCATTTGTTCATTTATTGAGAAGAATAGTGTAGGTAAAGTATTGTTTAATAGTTTTGTTTTGCGTTCAGGTACATGCAGTGTTTTGAACGGAAAATGTTCTGTTTTCCAGTTCGTTCTGACTTCTACCTCAGCGTATCCTACTAATGTTTCTTCTCTATAGATACATAAGTCTATCGCATACTGGTCAGGGTTGTCTACTACTGTAAGGTGTTTATAGTTGTCGTGGATGTATTTCTTAACTATTTCCCGGCCTTCTACATCATATGTGTCATGTAACCGCTGGTCAAAACGCTTATAGGCGGTTTCGGTCATTTGGGAGTATCCCCCATCCAAATGATACGATTTACGTCACCTTGTAGGAAATGGTGGTCGTGTTTAATGACAGGGGATACACCAATCATAGCGTATGTACCTTCATATGTTGCTACACGGCGACCTTCTAACTGCCCCACCATACCTAACGAATAGGACTCTTTCTTAACTTTATCTGTAATTTTATCTACAATTTTCACATACTTTTCAGATGTGTCAATATACCAGTATTCTGTACCTGCGGTAAATTCGTAAATCATACTGTCTCCTTTTTGAAGATTCTCCTATCAATGTGGTAGAAGATTGCGGCTCCTATAGCGTTAGCGGCTACGGTTCTCCACAGGGTTGATCCGGGCAAGAACTGTACGCACAGCGCTAAAATGGGTGTAGATAACTGCCAACGTAACGCATACTTGGAGAATCGTCGCATAGGTCACTCGCCACCCGCCTTCATCGCTCGCACACTCTGCATAAGGTCTAGTAGACCGTCCTGCATGGAAGCGGCGTCAACAATGTTTTTTCGTGCAACGTTATGCAGCATTGCTTCAATCTGTAAGATAAGCGCATCAATCTGCGTAAATGTTACTTCAGATTCTGAAATATCGGTTTCGGTCATTCGGGGGTATCGTCCTCAATTAGTGTGTTAACGTTTATAAGTGGTCTGACATCTCTGGAAATCCCGCCGTACCACATCAAAGACTGCTTGTAAGCCGATATACGCTCTTCAAGGAACCTGATTTCGTGGATAATGTCCTCCAGCAAAGCAGGTAGCGCAACAACGCTCACCTTGCCGCTCTTTGAAGCCTCTAACAACAGTTGCAAAGTCTCAACTAGCGGCTCGTTATCTTCAGTCATAATCATCCTTACCTAAACCTGTCAACGGTTACCAAACATCTAGCGTCCCAAACGCAATCATCGGTATCCGACCACTTTTCGGTCAGGTTTATGATCCAACCATCGGCGGCGAATCCCTACAACATTAGGAAAATCAACAGTTACAGACTCATAATCTTCCTCAGTGACGGGTGTAAAGTCCTTAAGATCAAATGTATATCCCTTAAAAGCGGGATTACCATACTTGACCCAGTTCCAAATACTAGACAGTTTACTCATGTATATCATTCTCCTTTTCTTCAATAATTCGCCCTACACGGTAGCCACGGAAATGTATGTAATCTGCTATAGCATCATCTATGGGCTTATTCCATTCAATAGCGTCAACAATAGCATCCGCCCGTTTAATGCATTCAACTAGCGTATTATACGCATCAGCCATAATATTGGCGTCAAAATTATTATTCTGAGAACGTAAAATGCTCTCAGCCCTACGCAAGTTACTTAAAGCAATCGAAGGGCTTTCATCACTCTGGGATATGCGTACATAACTGTGACTCATATGGCTATTCTAGCATAGTTTGACCCCCGGATCAAACTCACCGAGGGTCAATCTACATCACTTAGTTAATCCGGCGTGGTACCCCCGGCAGGATTCGAACCTGCGACCTAGAGATTAGAAGTCTCTTGCGCTATCCAGACTACGCCACGGAGGCTTGGCAGGGGTAGTAGGAATCGAACCCACACCAACGGGTTTGGAAGCCGTTGTTCTACCATTAAACTATACCCCAATGGCGGAGAGGGTGGGATTCGAACCCACGGAGGCTTTAACACCTCAACGGTTTTCAAGACCGACCCATTCGTCCGCTCTGGCACCTCTCCAAGTTAAAACAATATTAGCACACTAGCCAACTACTGTCAACGCTGGTTACAGGGTCTCCCACCGCAAATGGGGTCGGTATACATCAGGCTCAATTGCTGTTGGATCAACCCACCAATCTTCATGAATTGTACGCACAACTAGAGTATAACCTAGCCCATCCAAGATTTCTCTTTGAGCGTCACGGATCGACTCATTTCTAAAATACATATTAGAGTCATGCTCAAACGTGATAACCGAAAACCTATACAAATTTAACGGGACAGCAATAAGCCCCAGCAACGAAGTGTAAGCGCTTCCCTCTGGACGCATAGCCTCATCGTACCCGTTATCAATATCGACCTGCAAATAGTCAATCTGCTTTGGCCATTCTCCCCATCTAAAATATTCGGCGTAGTCGAAGTCTAAAGCATCTCCAAAACATATGTTTGACCGATTAGCATTAAACTCCTCTCGCCGCTTATCATCAATCTCAAAAGATACACCACGCCAATTAAAATCTTGCTCTAACACACGAGTATTGCTACCCTCGTGGGAATGAAAAGCACCTAGTTCAACGTAGTGCCCTCCATGCTTCATTTGTGTCATTTCTATAACGAAATTTTCTTGTTCGCTGGGACTAAACTGCATTAGCATCTCTCCAAAACTTTGTCGATGAAATCTTTATACCTCCGGTTGCCGGGTTTCCCCTGTGCTTGTGGTGGCAACCGAATAGTAATAGCATATTCTTTTCAGGGGTTATAGTCAAGTCTACGTCAGGGAATACTAATTCTCCACCCTCGTAATCATCATTCAAATAGTGAACTGAACTATAAACGTGTACCTTTTCACGTTTGTCTGGATCATCGGAATTATGGTACATATCATCGTGCAGACCCATGCCGCACCCTTCTGGATACACAACGGCAGGTAGGTTGTTATTCATCACGCCATCAAACGAAAAGACTTCTAATAAAGAATCTCTTATTTCCTTGGTGTACTCCAGTATAACCACATCTTCTGGTGAAGTAGGGTTTCCGCCATCCACTACATGCTTAGTGAAGAAATTGTAACAACGATCAGACATTTCAACTATTTCGCCATCAAGTGGGTTTTGTACCATCTGTAGTAGTGAGTCACAGTGTGCAGTAAAGTCTCTGATAATCGCAAAATCATCAAACACTAATTCAAAGTCTTTCACTCCCAATCACCATCAGTATTTAGAATCCATGCCATCAAGATAACTACACCAATGGAACATCCAATTAAAAATGCTGTAAACAGAGACATATTTACAGCCTACTACTTAAGCGGCTATTTGTCAAGGGTTAGCGCTATTTGACTTCGGGTGATCCAAAAACTTTTGAAAAAGACCCATCATCAACTCTACCTGACTCTTTAGCGGAAACTTCTTTAGGTTTCTTTACCTGCTTTGTGAGCATAGAAATAGGAGGACGATCACCCATCATTTCTTCAGGAAAATCTTCCCACAAATCTGGCATGTCAGCCTTCCTTAGTCATCACGTCGGTGTATCCACCGAGTTCCTTTTCCAGCATGTCAAGTGGCCGTGCCCCCACCATACTGTGCTCTGCCTTACCGTCAATAAACACCATCATCGTGGGGATACTAGAGATATCAAATCTTTCCATCAGCAAGGGCGCTTTGTCGGCCTCAACTTTAACTACCTGTATTTCATCAGCATACTTTGCAGCAAATTCGTCTAAGATAGGTGACATCATCTTACAGGGGCCACACCAGTCTGCCCAAAAATCTACAAGAACAGGCTTTGCTGAAGTTGAAATAATATGCTCAAATTGTTTTTCGTCAACAGGTACAGCATAACCTTCCGCCAGCAATACTCGTTTAGTGGGTTCTTCGTTTCTTCTCATTATCATATACTACCACATTTAAGTAAGTAAAGCCATTGCACCAGTCGGCTTATTTTAGTAAAATATCTACATGTACGTGCAAGACAACTTCATCACAGACCTAAATCTAATAGAAGCCATAAAACAGGACGATACCTTTTTCCCTCCTACCATGGATACTTTTGAAGATCGTGGAAGTCTTGGAGACTATCGGGGACAGCAGTATCATAGTGAAGAGGCATCATGCTTCGCTCCCTACATGTTCTGGGATGGTTGGTGGAACTCTCCTGCCGATACGCTCAAAAAGCAAGTCATTCAGGCTATATGGGAACACCCCGACAAACGAGACTTTAATCTAGAAGATGTTGTTGGATTTGAGTACTGGACACGAACTTTTGTTCCACCCCAGTATCTACCGCACCATGTGGACGAAGACACGTTTCAATATGCTTACGATAAAACATTTAATGCCCCCATCAGTGGGTGCATCTGGTACGGTTTTACTGAATCAGACGAAGGAGGGATGTTAGAAATCCATCGTCCCCGCATTGAAGGCGCTCCTCCAGAAGTATTAGAAACTGATCATGTTAGCACATATCTAAGCCCGCCTGATGAAAGGGAACGCATCGCATACAAGCCAAATAGATTAATTATTTTCGATGCTGGGCGCAGATTCCACGAGACAACAGTAGTTAAGTCAGGGACACGCCAAGTGATGGTGGTAAACGTATGGCATAAAGATAATCCACCAATGGCACTCAGCACAGGAGAGTTTTACAGTGAAAGTACATGAGTTACAAGATAACGTTCTTTATATAGAAAACGCCTTACCTAACGCAGCAGAGTTCATTGACCAGATAAATGCACAGGATAAAAATCATGAACTTTTTCGTGTTATACCACCGTGGGACGAGTGGTGGGATGGGTCGCCAGTAAAAGCAGAAGAGGGCTGGAAGCAAGTATTCTCTTACGAAGAAGGTCAGCGAAGAGGAGTCGCTAAACACTTTGACTGGGATATAACAGAAAATAATCAAAACGAAAATTGGCCCCGGATAACAGTCACACCAGACTTCAGTAAAGCGCACAAACACGCAAACGAAATTATAAACTTAATCGAACCAGACTACATCAAAGCCTTACAGGTGTGGGCTGACCTTACCGGTAACACTATGCCAGAGTACATCACTAGAAACTACTGCCTGCGTAAATATCGTACAGGTGCCGCAATGGGAGCACACATTGATAGAAACACAGATAATCCTGACAACACAATGGATTGGACGGCTCTACTGTACCTTAACGACGATTATCAAGGAGGGGAACTGCATTTCCCCGGAACAGATACATACCTATCCCCATCGGCAGGCAGTATCGTGTTCTTACCCTGTCTACTTGAACACGCCTGTTTAGAAATAACTGGCGGGCAAAAGTATTACATATTTACGTTTATCCACACCGACTACAACACAACAACAGCATTAGGCGAACCCTACCATGCTCTTAACGCAGCAATCACAAAGTTTAGGAGTGCACAGTGAGCATTCAACACTTGGGGACAGGCATTGTTAAAATTTCAAACGGCGTAACAATTCAGCCTGACATTTTTCCAGCCATTGAATCTCTACGGCAAGACGCCCTAGACAGCCACTACACCTACGTGCGTGACGACAAAGGTAAGATTCTACACGCCACCAACCTAAGCGGTCACCGGTTCACACCAGAAGAACTAGACGCAAACTGTGTAAGAATAAACAACTTTCACGAACTTGAAGAGGACTGGCAATCAGCCTACTTTAAAAACTTGGAGACTGAAATCTACGATGCCTTGCTCAAATACGCAACGCAGTTTCCCATGATTATACCTTGCTTATGGTGGAAAACAAAAGGACACGTGCTGTCATACAAGCCCGGATCAGCATTAGGGCTTCACGCAGACAACGACATCAACTATCAACCACACCATGAGCCTGATTACCAACTCGGCATCAAACACGTCCTAGCAGCAATTGCTTATCTCAACGACGACTATGAGGGAGGCAAAATTGTTTTCCCATACGCAGACGTGACCTACTCCCCCAAAGCCGGAGACGTTCTACTGTTTCCAGCAAACTTTATTTGTGCCCATGAAGTCAAGCCAATCACGGCAGGCAACAGATACGCCTACCTGTCATACTTTGGGCAAGGTTCCTCTGCGCCGGATTACGGGGTGACAATAATCGAAGATGACCACAACATCAACAGTGGACAAGTATGGATGCATGACCTATTCAAAGACTATGCAAACTACGTGAAATACAACGAACTTAGCGAAGACTTACTACTACCAATTCACAGAGCCTTTAACTCAACAGGCACACGAAAGGAAATAAATCATGCAGAAAATGCCTCTAGTTAATATCCCATACTTTTTTGGGATAACAGAAGATGTTGACAATGAATTGATTGCACAACAAATCGCACAATATGGAGAACCCTGCGGAGACGGAACCCAGCCGTGGGACGACCAAGACATCCTGCTACCGGACTCTCCAGAAATCAACGAATTACTCACTAGACTTACACGGCTAGTGCAATACGCCGCAGAAGATCAAACTCTAGTTTTAAAATCACAGTGGGCACTAAACTTGCAAGCAGGAAAGAGTGTGGGACCTCATTCACACCACGCTAACTTTCACATCTACCCTGAGGACTACTGGTCAGCAGTGTACTACCCAATCGCAGATGAAGACTCTGCGAAACTCATACTATCCGCAACTTGGTGCAACACCGTAAATAAGAATGTTCACATCCAGCCGCAGTCAGGGCTGTACGTTATATTTCCGTCGTATGTTTTGCATTGGACAGAGCGCCAGAAGTCATCTGAAACTAGACTTGTGATTGGCGCTAACTTTGACCCCGCAGAGCCTAACACGGCACCGAACGTAGACTTCTCAATCTATGACCGGCGTCCGCCCATCGACCCCGCCTGACTATCGGAAATCAGGTTAGGCATCCAGATTCTAGGGCCATCCTGCCCAACAACTTCGTTGTTAAGGGCATCAACACCGTAGCAGGCCATACTTAAAAATGCAACACGCCTTCCTGATTCTACAGGGTAGACTTCGTGACGGCCAACGTAACTAGATGGATAGATCGCAACAGAGCCAGCCTCAGGAGCAAATGCTTGGCCAGCATGAGGAAAGTTGATTTCTCCTCCGGTATAATCAGTTCCGCAGTTGTTTAGATAAAGATTAATACTGGTACTATTGTGCATTGACACTTGGTTAGGCGGAGACTCGCCCCACTCAAAAGGGACTTGATCGTCGCAGTGCGGACCTATGTTCTGGCCTGCATCATACACGGCAACGTGCCCTTGTGGTCGCCACCAAGCAGTCGTGGCCGCATCAGGAAAAATATTGCAGTACTCAACGAACGCACGGTACAACGCATCTTCGCAGGAGTCCACGAAGTCTAAATACTTTTGAGGCACTTCTTCATCACGGTTGCGTCCACGAGTGTCTAGGAACCTCTGAGGAGCCATGCCGATGTCCTCAAGGCTGAACTTAAATCCTGTCTGATTAACAGCGTGATCCTTTTCAAACTTGAAAGTTTCCTCAGACTGACCAGTGAGCCACCCGCAGTATTCTGCAAAAAAGTCAGGATCAATGTCCAACACGTTGCGACAAATAACCACCCCCATGCCAATGTGCTCTGATGTAATCATTATCCCTCCGAATTAAGTAAAGTAGTTCGATACTGCTCTGAGTTGTGGTCATAGCCACGCTCGTCTAAAAATGCCCGATAGTCTTCTCGTAATGTAGGCATCCATACATTAGTGCTGACTTCTGCCCCTTCTGGATTCTGTAGGGGGTCAACAACGTCTTCCCTTACAGCAGGGTTGGGAGTACCTTGAGAGTACCAGCCCAAGTACGACATTCTCCTACCCTTTCCTACCGGACGAACTTCGTGGGCAGCAACGTAATTCGATGGGAAGAATATGATTGTTCCGGCTTCAGGAATAATAGGATCAATATCTAAGTAGTTGAAGTTATGCGTACCTTCAGTAAAGTTTCTACCGTCTAGTTCGGCTTCAGGTACTGATGAGTTCAGATACGTCACATTAGAAACGACATTACGTAGCGCTAACTCTTGCGAAGTGCGGTGGACTCCGTAAATGTACTCAGCGCTAATATCTGAATGCGCTCCGAGATACACCCCATCGCCATAAGACACTACGTGTCCTTTAACCTTCCACCAAACACAGTTGTACGCCAAAGGATAACATGCAAAATACTTTAACAAACACGCATCTTTAGCAGCCTCTAGTTCATTTAACAACTCACGGACATCCGAACTGGGGTTCAGGTGAAGGGACGATCCCCTGCGAGGCATCGACTCATAAGTTTCCAACCCGAACAGATAGCCGCTCTTGTTCTCGTAGGCAACCTCACCCGTTTCAGGGTCGGTAACCTCAGTGTACATGCTAGCATATTCTTCGTCTACTAAAACAGAAATTTCGTCATACACTTTATCCCAGTCACAAGAAACAGCGTTACGAAAAATAACTACGCCGCCACCCAAATCTTCAGGCTCTGGATCATTGTACTTGATAAACATACAGATATTTTACTGAAACAAATAATCGCTGTCAATCGAAGGGTGACTACAGAAGTAACCCAAGAACTTTCGCTCCCCCGGTTTAAAACCGCCAGCAACAGCATGAGACATAACAAACAAATCGCTTATCAATAAGTCTCCGGCTTCCCAATTCCATGTTAGCCTCTTAGATGCATTATAAACTATCTCTGTCTCAATCGTTGCCACGTGCTGGTGAAACTGATCGTGCTCAGATAAAGTAGGCTCACGCCCATCAAAAGAAACCAGCCTAATGTCTCCCTGACATATCCGCAACACTTCAACATCTTTAAAAGGATGTTTCTCTATTGCATTTCTATGGTTCACAGAAGTTAAATTACCTTTCATATCAGTAATCTCAGAACTAGAAATTACTGACTTTCTCATAAAGTCTATAACCTCTGCCGGTAAAAAATTAATTAACTTTGAATTGTCTCTAAAATAAGTCATCCCCACAGAAGATGGGCAATCAAACTTCAGCATATTCCAAAATCCTGTCACTGTAGAGTTTTCCAGTGAAGAAAAAACATGCTCTAAATGCCAGTTCACAGACAAGTCTTTCTCGGTGTGCTCTTTATGTTGAAAGGTGTGTGAGTGATCTTCCTCATATCGCCTCAGCAAACTTTCATCGAAATCAGCATGTCTAGGCGACCAACCCACCTGATCGCCCATAGCCAAAATAATATCTAACTGCTGTTCTTCCGTTGCGTACAAACCACGTATACCAAAAACCCCATCGTGAAGAAACTTCCAAGCAAAGTATTCAGGATCACGCATAACATCCGCATACGTACAACTGACTATATCAATCATGGTTCAATTGGTACACCGTCAGTTCCACAATTAGCCGCATCGTCTACGGATTCAGCGTCATGTGTAGTGCCGTACTGCGCTACACATCGTCCCTGATAAACAGGGTTGATACCAATGTTCTGCTCTTCGCCAGTGGAGAATCGTGAATACTCTGACTTGCAATACTTTTCGTAGTCGTCGTAAATGTTGTTCATCCACATCGCAGGGCACCACTGATAACTGTCAGCAGGTTCAACAATGTTAATATTAGCCTCTTGGTGCGGGGAACCCTGACCGAAGAACGACAGATAACTGTAACGTACTCCGGCATCCATTCGGCTGACCTGATGTGAAGCCATATAGTTCGTGGGGAAGAACACAATGTCGCCCTTCTTGGGCTTGTACTCAATACCGAGATGGAAGAACTCTAGGACGCCGCCAGTGAAGTTGGTACCGTCTAACTCTTCCTCACTATCCACCGAGTCGTTTAGGTACACGAGGCAACCGCAGGTCTGTCGTGCGGCCATCTGCCCACGAGGCATGTATCTGACCCCTTCAGTCACCTTGTAGTTTGTGTCATTGTCGCAGTGAGCGCCGAGGATGCCCTCGTCGGCGTAGCGAAGAATGTGTCCACGGTTCTTCCACCACACACATCCAACAATGAGGGGGAAGTAGTCAATGTAACGAATTAACGCCTTGTAAATAGTGTCTTCCATGTTGTGAAAGAACTCACGGGGAACGTCAGGCGTCTCTTCAGTAACAGGATGAAGCAGGCGTACAGGAGTTGCTGGAATATCTTCAGGGCGGTAACGGAATCCATCTTCATTGATTCCATACTTTTCACCATCCTCACCAACGATGTATTCCCATCTGTTTTGATGAGAAACTTCAGACTGTGCGTCAATATACTTGAAAACTTCTTCGGTGTCACCCTTTACAGCGTTGCGAAAAACTAGTACGCCGCCTCCCAAGTCCTCTACTTCAAACTCGCCAATTTCCTTGACGGCATCGTCATCAATTGTAGGAGTGTCAGGGTGCGGGTCACCACTACGCCAGTCTTCGGGCTGAATATTTTCGTCTGTCATTTTACTGCTTAACTAAGATTTGGAACCCAATAGCGTGGGGAATGTGATAACTTGTAATGTCTGTACGGTCGTCTAGCGCCTCGTACATGTCGTACAGCGGCTCAATGTAGTAGTCTGGTGAGTACAGACGCATCATCTCGTTAGCAACAGGAATGTAAATCGCTCCACCTGAGTTAGTAACGTCAACAATCTTATCTACTAAATCAGGGTTGATAGTCAAGTCTGGGGAATGCATATGAACCAAATCAAACTGTGGCTCGGTCATCCCTTCCAGTTCTTCAACTTCAATTACAGTGTAGTCACCAGTAAACGGATACTCAGGGTGCGTCAAAACGTGTGCCTCAAAAGCCTGTAGACAATCGTTGTTAAGAAACGTAAGAGCAACACCCTTTCTGTTTAGGTCAGCCACAAAGTCAAAGTTCCTGTCAGGCGAAGCCACAAGAGCGGTAGTAGGCTTAACCAAATCGACAACCATTTGCGAATATATTCCTGTCGAAATGTAAACCATTTCTTTCCAGCCAGAAACCTTACCTGAAAGTAAATCCCAGACATGCAGGTAATAGTCGGTTCCCACCGCAATTGATCTACGATCAAGGTTACGAGAAGTCCAATCCGTGTTTACAGCACGAACAATGTCGTCGTAAACAGCAAAGAAGTCATAATCCAACGCTTGAGAAGAGTTTTTAGAAAACTCATATGTAAGAGCGTTTGCAATTAAAAACTTGTTACCTAGAATCTTATCCATTGACAATACTCCTTGCTACCTGCCAGCGGTGCCACAATCGCCGCACGTTAACCATCAGAAGCACATTAACTTCCTTTAACGCATCGTTAGACGCCAAACTACGACCTTCCCCCAAACGCAAGAACGGGAAAGTCGCTTTGATCTGAGCAACAATATCATCAAACGATGAAGATGAAATATCGTCTGTTGCCATACCCAAAACATACATAACGGTAATTAATTCCCGTTCTACGTGAGCCAAGTCAGCAGCAGCATCATAGGCGGGGGTACTAGCATTTCCAGTTCTACTCATCAGCAAACTCATCCAAATTCTCAGCGGTCAAGGGCAGCGCAGTGCGTAACGGATCAGTGTCACCCGAATAGAAATGGCACAGAAACCCGTCGCCTGATGGAACATTCCACGCTGTCGTGGACGTATCAAACTTTACTGGTTCTTCAGCAACATGTGAAGCGTCAGTCGGTTCGGGGCCTTCGTCGGACTCGCCAAAAGCATTAATATCAACACCTCGGGCTTGTGCCTCAGTTTCCACGGCACCGTCAGTTACGGTATACTTCTTCATGACTCTAGTGCTTCTAGGTTCTCCACCATCGTCAGCAAAGACCGGTAAGCAGGGTAATCAGCGTCAGCCTCAGCAACCGGGATAACAAAACTTGAATCAAGAGTTGAAGTGTCTACATTCAGCATCATCGCCATAGAGACAATATTCTGATTCAAAAAATCAATTGCCTTCTCTTTAGCCTTCTGGCGTTGTGCTTCTGAAACGGTTACAGCCATAATTTCCTCACAATCGTGCTAAATCGTTCTCTGTATTCTTATATGATACACAATCTTTATATAGTTGCGCAAGCAGCGGGCGAGGCTCTTCCATCAAATTGTTAGTTGCTGCCCAAAGTCTGAAAGACAAAGGCATATCGGGAGTGACTTGATTCAGAGAACACTCTCCGGTTCTCACATATTGTGCCACCTGCATATCGGGAAGAGCCATCAAATCCCGAACAATTTCGTTGGAATCTTCTTCATCAACGTGCAGTCCAAAATGCTCCAGCACATCGCTCGCTAACTGGGCAACCGGCTCAGTGTTATCAGCGTGCAACAACGCCCACTGCCACTCCAGCAGAAGTTTAAAGAACTCATGCAGAGAACAAGCGGCAGTATACGGATGAGTCATCTGCAACTGTTCAATAATTCCTGCGCCTACATCAGAGTCAACTTGGGTATAAATGATATGAGCCAAACCCTCATGATGGAACAATGTTAAATGCTTTTCAATCATTCGTAGAAAATCAGCACCCGTGTGATTCAGGACAGTGGACTTGTAGTCTTCCCTACCGTGTAACTCATCAACGGTCATAGGCATATGCGTCTCCGTAGAAGAGCACAGCGGATTCATCCAATGATCAGGATGATCGGAACGAGGAACTGATGCCCACAACCGGTAACCGCCTCTGAACCTAGCAGGGTCTCCGTCGCTAATTACAGACAGCATACCCGGAAGCATATCAATCAATCCTTGAACATCGGTATAGTCGGCAGGGTCAAACCCAGCATCACGGATAGACACATCCAAAAGAGGACGCAACTTACTCAACTTATCTTCAAGAGCAATCTTTTGTACGCTGTTGTTTAAACGCATCGCAACACCTTTCTCTACTAATATTATACCTATTAGTAGTCAAGCACCTCGTCAATACACTCACGGATTGTCCAACTCTCACCAGTAGTTAAAGGAACATCATCTAGCGGATCGCTCTGCCAATTAAACCGTGTAATCATCTGGCCATCACGACCAACAACAAACTTTTCCCAACTGTGAGAAATACGTGCAACCGCACCGCCAGCCTTATTCCAACCTTCAAAAGCAGCCTCAGAAGTGTCCGCAGGAGAAGCATCCTTAACCCTAACCACGTTCCCAAGTAACGCAGAATAAACTAGGCTGGCTTCCTTACCATTTACGTCAATTTTTTCTGACATGGGGAAATTAACGAACGGATACGACTGTCTCATCCAAGCAGAGATTTCACTATTCTCAGACGGCTCCATTTTTCCAAACTGATTACACGGAAAAGCAACAACGCTAAAACCCCTGTCCTTAAACTCGTCATGCACTTGTTGCAACTGCCAGAACTGTCGGGTAGTGCGAGCAAACGACCAAAACGTACTACAGCGTGGAGTGTACCCTAACTTTGAAACTGTGTTGACCACGAGAGTAACCTTACCTTCAAACTGTTGCAAGAAGTTCGGATCGCCGTCAATTGAATTCATCTCAATGTCATAAATACTCATTGCTCACTCCAAGGGTGTGGATTGTCAGAAACCTTACCCTCAACTGGGCACGACAAAATAGGTTTACTGGTATGAGGGTCAAGTATCTCTACCGTTCCCGCCAGCATATCAGCAACTGGTGTACACTGGATACGCACCGTGCAGTCGAAGGGTACGTTAGAGAATGCAGAAAGAACATAAGTTTCGTTCATCCGATTATATTCGGTAAACTCTAAACTACCTTTAAACATATGGGCACTACCGCAGTCATCTCCAGCGGGTAAATGTAAAAGAAACTTTTCATATCCTAACGGGGTGTGTACGGTCATTGCGTAAGCCAATTTGGAACCTCCGGTATTTCAGGGTCTTGCAAGTCTACCAAGCCGTCATGACGAGGGCCTATACGATTACCATCAGCGTCTAATCCAGTACGGATTCCGTTCATCCACGTCCAAGGCTCATCCTGCATTTTTTGCATTTTTGCCTTGTTGTACTTCATCCGATCTTCCATTAGTTGAGGCTTATCCCACAAGTTCTCAACAGTACACTCTATGGTAGGCATTAAGTTAGTATCAAAAACAAAAAAGAATGCGAAAGGAGTCCCCTTTGGGAATACTACTTCTTTCCCCACCTCTGTAATTTTCCACGCCATCTGAACTTCGTCAGGCCACCAATCACTAGGAATAATGGCAGACAACGGGGTAGCACCCTCCACAAAGTAGTTAGGGGAACCCGTAAGCCATGTGTGGTGACCTTCTTCAGTATTAAACGCCCAACCCAACTGAAAATCGACCATGCCGATCTTGTTACAGTTCGCAACCATGCGATGATCGTGCTCGCCTCCTTCAATTAATGTAGGTACAGTTTTACCACCATCCCATTTAACAACAACATCACAGGGAAGTAAAACTTCCCAGCCATTTACATTAGCCATTGTAATAGGTAAACACCGGTAGGCGTGCTTATTGTAGGTGTCATCCATCCAACCACGCCGCAAATCAGATTGTTGAACATGGGGAGATGCTTGGTGTGTTCTAACTAAAGTAAGTTTACTCATGACTGTACACCATATTGGTAGGTATAGTTCGTATTACCTGCTTGTTGTTGGGCTTCCCAACTCGCTACAGCATACTTGTGAATTTCTTCGTGAATAATTTGTCGTAACTGCTCTTCATCAAAACCAGCCACAATTGCCTGCCCACCGTCAGGGAACGAAGGCTTTGCAGGCTGCTCATTTGTTTGACCAAAATCTCTGGAAAAACCACCATGCTTGTGTGCATCATCATTGTAATCAAACATCGTGACTGCTGAATACTTCACACCCTCTGTCACGGGAAGAGATGCATGGGCATAGATGTACGTAGACGGGAAAAAGATAGAGTCCCCAGCCTCAGGCTTGTAAGTGATGTCTAACAGGGGGAAGTGTAACTCCCCGCCCTCGTAACCATCATTAAGATACACAATATTAGAGACAGTGCAAATATACGAGAAGCCGTGGTCGGTATGAACGCCAAAGTGTTCTCCGGGGCCATACTTAACAAAGTTTATTGCTTCCATGTAACGCATGGTGATGTTGTACATGCTCTGGTAGTGCTTCAGACCGTCGTTAATCCTAGAAGACACATCTGTGTAAACTCCAACAACCTCAGAAAACTCTGAAGGGGTGTTTGGGATGTACTCTTCAGCCATTTTAAAGTCTACACAGTCTCGGTACTCGGGCATCTTGACGCCTTCACCAACCAGTGATTCGTGCCACTTGAAGTAATCATGTTCACTGTCGTCCAACGCTTTATGTAGGCGAGTAGGGACATAATCTACCCCATCTAAACAATTCTTGTACACTACAATACCCAAATGAGGATCGCCAATATACTCGTAGTTAAACTTTGACTCAGTGTTGTGATTACCGTAACTCATGTTGTTATCGTATCAAACGTAGCGGGTGGAGTCAAATCTTTCAAGTACATGCCAAAAGGTAGTTGTGTTAAGCCGTTCACCTGATTCAATCTTACCTACTTGATGAAGATAATCTTCAGATGACGGGAACGCTACAAGGGTTCCTGCCTTTGGGAATATAAAAAGGTCTTGCTTTGCCATAAATAATTCCCCTCCAGTAAAGTCAACACCGTGGTTGTTGAAGTACAGTAAAGTTGAAATATCACGAGAAGGGTATCCTGAGTAAGTCTTTAAGTTGAGGGACTTGTCTTCAAAGTTATCTGAATGCATTTGTAGTTCCCACCCCGGAAGACCGCTAACAAGAGATGCGAGTTCTTCCTGACCCACAACGCATGAGTAGTAATCTTGAATAAAGTTTTTAACACTAAGTTTTAAATCGTCCATTAGGGGACGCAAAACGTCACTCTCTCCCATTTGAATAAACTTATCATGCTCATGGCCAACTACATCGTAACGCTCTAACTTTGAAATTTCTTCAGTAAACACTGCCATTACATCAGGAGATATGAAGTTAGGTACAACTACTACACCGTCTTTCTCTTTCATGGCGTGGCTTCTCGCAAGTTTTCTACTACCGTGTAAAACGAAGGGGTAGTCCATCTTTCACCGCTGGTAATCGGGCGAACCCCGTGCAGGTAGTTGCGGTCCCCAACAAACATTAACGCTAATCCGGGCTTGGGAGTAATTTCAATATCGTGCTGTGGGAAATACAGTTCACCACCAGTAAAATCATCGTTGTAGTAAAACAGAGAGTTTAAGTCGTAGGTTGGAAATGGATTAGGGCTACCATCGTTTAATTCTTTATCTGCGTGCGGCTGTTGCTCTATACCTTCAAACCATCGCATTAAAACAGGGGCACGCCCATAGACTTTAACATCGAAGAATTTTTCAACTTCGTTCGCCATTTTATCAATGTATTTCTCAATGATATTATAAACTTGTGGATTTTTGCGATCAATAATAGGGCCGCTACACATCCGGTCATTCCAGTATGATGCATCATAAATGCACACACCATTCTCGTCGTACTCAGTCTCTTTCCCATTTTCCCACTCGTCAATCGTGGGCAGGAATGCCTGAACTATTGATAAGTCATCAGGGTCGATAAAGTTCTCAAAAACAACAATGTTGTCAGAACTGTCCCCGTAGTAGCCTGATGGTATAATCGAAACTTCTCCCATACGTATATTCTACAGTACGCTTCCTGTACCGTCAACGCTTACTTGAACGCTGGCGGGAAGTAAGGAGGGAAGAATGGGGGGAAAAATGGCGGAAAGAACGGCGGAAAGAACGGCGGAAAGAACGGCGGGAAATAAGGAGGGAAATAGGGAGGGAAGAACGGCGGGAAGAACGGCGGGAAAAATGGGGGGAAGTACGGGGGAGCAACAGGAGTTTTGATTCCCAGAGAGCCTACCTCACTATAAGAATCGTTGTACATTATATATCGTACATCATATGTGGTTCCATTTGTTAAACCAGAGATAGTCCTAGTAGTTGCACCCGTGTACTCAAAAATATCATCGTAGGTCGATACGCCACCTGCTCTAACCAACATGCGCATATAGTATTTGCCGCCATATGCCGTGTAGTTGTCATTATCCTCAACGCCAAAATGTTTTGAAGTGAAGTTGCCGCCAATAGTGAAAGTTATGGAAGCGTCATCCCCATCACTAGCAGTAATAGTACCCTGTGGAGAAAGATTTGCAGGCTCTACAACAGGAACAAAATAGTTGGTACTTTCATTGGCGATAACGCCCTGCCGGGGTTCGCTCACACCCTGACCCTCAGGCATAGCGCCCGCAATACTAGAAACGTCAAACGTTTGGTAATCTGTCAGAATGCCTGTTGAGTCTTCGGCACGCCACTCAATTTTGTATGCTTTACCGGCCTTAAGAGTATACGCATTGCCAACTTTAGAGTAAGCGCCAACCTTGACTTGCCTATTGGCATAAGTGTCAATTAAAAACTCGTATACTACGGTTCCGGCAGTATCTTTGAACCTGAATCTAATATTTACACTGCCGGTCTTTCCAAGACCTGCGCTATCCGTTATTGCACGCTTAAACGAAAAGGTTGTTTCGTCAGCATCAGCAGCAGCAGGCTCTGCATAACTTACAAACTGAAGTTCCATACCATAAAGGTCTTTTCCACCTTGTCCTACATCTTTATTTATAGCCATACCTACACACCTCAGTCGGAAAGGTCACCCACAGCAACCCAAGTATCTGTGCCCCTCTTGATTAGTGTAGCAGAAGACCACTGTTCCCGCAACTTAAGGCCCGGAGTGCCGTTAACAGTAACGCCCGAACCCGGAGTAAGAGTCGTCTGACCAGCACCAGTCTGTAAAACAGTGATCTGAGTCCCGACAGGATACGCAACAGAAGAGTTCGGAGGAACAGTCAAAGTGTTAGCCGAACCGACACCCATCTCAACCAACTTATCTTTATCAGCCAAAACAAGCGTATAACTCGCAGTCCGTGCATTCGTCTTCAAAGTAGACGAAGCAAACTCACGCTGAGTAGAACCGTCACCAACAATAATCTTATCATTCGTGGAATCCCAAGCAATGCGACCCTCAGAAGAAGAAGCAGTAGTCGAAAGCAGCGACACTGCAACAGCCGTACCAAGTGCCGAAGCCGACAGCACAGAAGTGTTGTTAATGTAGAACGCTTTACCTGAAGCAAGGTCAATGTGTTCTGATGAGGTCCACGAATCAGTAGCATCAACCCAGTTGAAGGTTTTATCTGTAGTTCCTTTAAGGGTAATGCCACCACCATCAGCAGTTGTATCTGTCGGGGTACCTACAGAACCTAACTCAATATTTTTATCATCTACACTGAGTGTGGTGGAGTTGACGGTCGTTGTTGTTCCGTTGACTGTTAGATCACCGCTAACTATCAGGTTGTCGTCTACTGTGACTGTGCCTCCGGCAGAGTCAATAGTTAAGTTACCAGTTGAGGTATCAATTTCGCTTGTAGCGGTAACCCCAATTTGAATATTACCTGCTGTGACATTGCCTGTGACATTGCCCGTAACGTTGCCGGTCAGGTCACCTGTAACGTCTCCAGTTACGTTACCAGTTACGTTACCAGTTACGTTTCCAGTTACATCCCCGGTTAGATCACCAGTAACGTTACCTGTCAAGTTGCCTGTGACAGAAGTAGTCGTCAGCACTCCCGTACTGGGATTGTACGATAGACCCGTGTCCGTCTCAATACCTTGAGAGCCTGTAGCACCATCCACAAAAGTAAGATAAACTGTCTCATCTGTAGAGTTGTTGGCTGTGGCCGTAACATTCGTGGCAACCGTTGCAGTGTCAGCCGTGCCAGTCAAATCACCGGTCAAGTTGAACGCCGCATTTGACACGGTGGCACCGTTAAGATTCACTGTACCTGAAAAGGTGGACGTTCCAGAAGACGTGATGTTTCCTGTAACATCGCCAGTAACATTACCAACAACACTGCCCGTAAGTTGAGCATCTGTACCGTCAGCACCGTTCTCTAAAATCTTACTCGTTCCGTTAGACGCATAAACGTCACCAGTTAAATCTCCGGTGACGTTACCAGTCACATTGCCTGTAACATCACCATTTAAGTCGCCAGTGACATCACCAGTCAGGTTCCCTGTAACGTTTCCAGTCACGGCACCAGTCACGGCACCCGACACATTACCAGTAATATTGCCAGTCACATTACCGGTCACGTTACCGGTCAAGTCACCTGTAACATCTCCGGTCACATTGCCAGTCACATTACCGGTGAGATTGCCAGTCACAGAAGTAGTACTAATAACTCCAGTACTAGGATTGTAGGTCAACCCTGTGTCAGTTTCAACACCCTGAGTGCCTGTATCTCCATCAACAAAAGCAAGATAAACTGTTTCGTTCGTAGCGTTGTTAGCGGTAACAGTAACGCTCGTCGCAACATCTGCTGTACCTGTAACATCACCAGTCACATTGCCAGTCACATTGCCAGTCAAATCACCCGTAACATCACCCGTCACATTACCGGTGAGATTGCCCGTCACATTTCCTGTAACATTACCTGAAACATTACCTGTCAAATCACCCGTAACATCACCAGTCAAATCGCCAGTAAACGCAGTAGACGTAACAGCCGACAAACCAGTCAACGTAGCATCAAGATTAATCGTGTTACCAGTCTTTGACAAATTCGTGCCAGCAACAACAGAACTAACACCAGAAAACTGAGTGTAAGTTAAAGAATCCGTACCTAGCGTATGAACCTCGGCAGTACCAGTACCCTCAGACGTGAGAATAAAACCCTGATTAGCATTATCAGACCCGCCCAAAACCCACGTAGCATCACCAGCATACAAACTAGTGTCATTATCCGTAGCACGAGTCAACACATACGCAGTTGAACCATCACCCTGAGTCGTAACAGTATAAATACCGTTCTGGGCAGCAGCCGCCTGATTCTTAACAAGAACCCTATCGCCCGCCGCACCATTCACACCATCAACGACAATACGGGCATTAGAGCCAGCCGTCAATGTGGCTCCAACGCCAGAAGAACCATTGTCATACGTGGGGGAATTAGGTAGTTCAGCCGCAGTCGCTAAGTCCACAGCCTCGTTCCAGCGCACACCAGTTTCAACAGTTGAGTCCACGTAGTCTGTTGTCGCAATACGATCAGAAGCGTTACTGACCACGATAGACCAGTATGTTCCGTTCCATTGCCATGTACGGTTGCTGACTGTGTGGGTGTCGTTTACCGAGGGGCTATTAGGGAAGTTAATAGGCATTAGATCGCCTCCGGGTGGTCGGGTGCGTCCCATTCAGGGCCGGGAGTCCATGTCGGCAGTTCAGGATCGGGCCGTTCGTCGGTCGGCTGTAGGTGCGCTTTGCAGCCGCCACACTCAACGAACGGTGGTGTGCCGAGCACGTTGTATTCGATGCCGTCGTTGGCGCAGCCGTCAGCGTTGCATATCACAGTCACCATGTCATGCCGCCCTGTAGGTGAGATTCACGTTGATACGGTCGCCGGTTGTCCAGAAGAACGGGTCGGTAGGGCCGACCCCGCCTTCTATGACGGTCGTGCCGACGGTGTGGTCAGCGTCAAACAGAATCACGGTGTTGTTCGTGACAGATAGCGGAAACAACATGTAAGTACCAGTGCCGGTGTCGCCGAGAAAGCCGGTACCGAGCACTTCTAGACCGCTGGTGTAACGAATCACGGGCAAAGACATGATCGGAGTGGTTGCAATGGAAGATGTGGAGCCTAGATTGAAACTCCCGACAACGTGTACAAGTTTGTTTATTTGCGTGTACGAGAACGACAGCGTGCCGTTGCCAACCGTCAAGCCTGTAAACGTCGGCGTGTAAGCCGTCCATTCACCGACAGCGGTACCGCCGATCCTTATGTTACCTGTGGCGTTGATGTCACCGTTCACATCCAACGTGTACGACGGCGAAAAGTCATTGATACCCACATTGCCAGAACCGTCAATTGAAAAACGATGTGCCGCAGCATTATTACTGTAAATAGAAAAGTCTTCTGTGCCATCACCAGCAATGTCAGTCAATAACTGAATATCGTCCAACTGGATTGCGGCACGGTCTGATGAAGCGTGACCGCTAGGAGCAACATAGATTTGTGGGGCGGCAAACTGGTCAGTAGACCCAGAATCAACATGAAGTGCGACAGATGGTGTCGTTGTACCGATACCGACATTGCCAGAAGCATCAATAATCATCCGCTCCGAACCAGCAGTATCAAAACGAATCTTATCCTCATCCGCAGACTCCTCAACCTGAATCTTCGTATCCTCATCCAAATCCGTAATAAAAGGAGACGAAGGCGGCGAAGCACCAACCTCAATCCAAAACGAATCATAATACACAAACGTCCTACCAGTATCAGACTCATACCAAATCTGACCAGCAGCAGGAGAAGACGGAGCCGTATCAGACACCGTAGCATTCGCAGAAACATCAGACCAAGTTAACGTACCAGAACCATTAGTCGTAATAACCTGATCCGCAGAACCATCCGACGTAGGAAAAGTAAACTGACCCGTAACAGCCAAAGACGTGGCAGTAAAAGCATCATCCGTCTTCAGAGTGTCCGCATCAGACCTGTAAAGCGTCGTGTCACCAGTGGCAGAACCAGAACCCCAAGTAATCTTACCGCCCGCATCAATATTTATACGATTCTGTGAATCGCCATCCACATTTGCGGCGATAGCCTGCGAAGAAGCAGACCCTAACTCGTCTAAAGTTATAGGAGTTTTGAATTTTCTTGCCACGGCCTCAACCGATCCTTAAAACAGCGTGCCCTCAAGCACAACAGTAGTACTTCTCTTATTCTAGCACAAGAGGTGGGGCTGGAACTACAACCAGCCCCACCCCCTGTCGGGTATTTCCTCGCCTGCACGGCGTAACTACCGGCCATCTCAATCATGGACTCGGCAGCGCCACGGATGTTTACCGTGACATCTTATCAGCCAATAACAACCACACGGTAGGCATTGTTGGCTGGGGCTGAAGCGAAGCCTAAAGTGACGTTGTTCGAATCGTCACGAGTAACATCGCAAACCACTGTTTCGCCAGTAGAGACTTCAAATACTTCCACAACAACAAACGTTGTGCCCAAACTGTGAGTCATCTGAATGCTGGTTTCGCTGCCGCTCTGAGGGATCAAAGCGGAATAGCGAGTCATGAAACCAAGGTTAGTCTTGGCTCCAGCAGCATCAGAAGCGCCGGTACCACCGTGAGCAACCCCAACATCGGTTGCTTCCCATGTGCCGGTAGTGATAGTGCCAACACCTGTAATGTTTGTCTGCGAAGCAGTGAGCACTGTACCAGTCAAGTTACCTGTCACGTTACCAGTTACGTCACCCGTAACATCACCGGTCAGATCACCTGTAACGTTACCTGTAACGTTTCCAGTCACATTACCCGTGACGTTGCCAGTCAGATCGCCTGTCACATCGCCTGTGACGTTGCCCGTGACATTACCTGTAACATTACCAGTCAGGGCACCGATGAACGTACCAGCAACAAGACTTTCAGAACCAATTGTCCATCTGTCGTTTGACTCATCCCAGATAAACGTTACGTTCGTGTCATCGCCACGCTCAATCTCAATACCGCCATTTTCCGTGGCGGAACCAGTAGCGTTAGAGTTAATCAGGATTACGTTATCTGCAAGATTGATAGTTTCGGTGTTAACTGTCGTTGTTGTTCCACTGACAGTCAAGTCTCCAGACACAACAAGGTTGTCATCAATTGTGACCTGTCCGCCAGCAGAGTCAATCAGAAGGTTGCCGCTAGAAGTATCAATTTCGTTATTTGCTGTAACACCGACTTGAATTAGTCCGGCAGTAACGTTACCTGTCACGTCACCAGTCAAATCACCTGTAACATCACCAGTCACATTGCCCGTCACGTTACCTGTTACGTTACCAGTGACATCACCGGTTAAATCTCCAGTCACATTACCAGTCACATTACCAGTCAGGTTACCTGTGACATCACCGGTGACATCGCCTGTAAGGTCGCCCGTCACATTGCCAGTGACGTTACCAGTAACATTTCCAGTCAGATTACCAGTCACATCACCGGTAACGTTGCCGGTCAAGTTACCTGTAACAGAAGTAGTAGTCAGAACCCCAGTAGACGGGTTATATGTGAGGCCAACGTCTGTTTCAATGCCTTGAGAGCCGGTCTGCCCATCAACAAAAGTAAGATAAACAGTCTCTGCTGTAGCATCATTAGCAGAAGCAGTAACAGAAGTGGCTACGTCAGCAGTACCTGTCAGGTCACCAGTAACATTACCTGTCAAACTAGCAGTTACAGAGTTAAACGTAACGTTGGCCGTAGTACCAACATCCTGTCCAATTGCCACGGTAACCGAGTCAGAAGAATCATTAGCCGCCGTGCTAACTCCAGTACCACCAAGAATACTTAACGTACCACCGTTCAGGGCAACACTAGCCGCCGTGGAACTGTCATCAGTAAAAGAGAGCGTAGTCGAAATCGAAGCAGTGCTGGCAGCAGTCAAGCGGCCATAAGCATCAACCGTAAAAGTAGGAATCTCTGTGGCAGAACCATACGAAGCAGCAGTAACACCACTAGTAGCCAAACCGATAGTAATGCTACCAGATGACCCCCCACCAGTAATAGGCGAAGACACAGACACATTAGAAATGTCGCCTTCATGGAGGTTAACCCACGAAGTACCATCATAAATCTTTAAAGCATTGTCAGCAGTATCGAAGTAAATCTGTCCGTCTGCGGGAGAATCAGGAGCCGTGCCAAGATTCTGAATCTTGGCATTCTGCAACTCATTCTTATTTAAATCAATGTTAGTTAAAAACTTTTGAGCCATTGCCTCTCCAAATTAGGTTAGATACGCCTTACCAGCAAACGCTGATTCAAACGATACAGTCACACTGCTTGTACTATTATATGATATCGTACCAACCACCACTGTACCGGCAGAATCAACAACAGTTACAGACGGAAAACCGTTTAAAGTATGGCTAATATTCCACGAACTAGACGCAGATGCCTGATTATACGTAAATCTTTTAGGAATTAAAGGTAAAGGGTCGCTATCCCAAGAACTTTCACCCTTAGGCCCCCACAACTCGCCAGACGTGGTATTAATATAAAAATCACCAGAACTACCTAAACTGTCGCTTGGGTTAGACGCAGCATAAAACAAGTTAGAGGACGCACCGGCATCATTAACAAACGTTGAAGCGACCACAGTTACAGAGTTAGCATCAGTTTCCGAAACAGATACAGCGTTTATAATGTCTTCAACTGTTACCGTATAATCTGCCATAACTACTCCACGATAAAATTACCTTTAACCAGTCGCAAAACAGCATTTTTAACACCCGTCGAATACAACTCTAAATCATACACATGATCACCGAGTTCTATACTATTGGTCTCTTCCGCTGTAAGGCTCATAGTTATTTTAGCATTTACTGTATCATGTTGAAGCCTACCATTTTCCGTTGTTAACTCTATTAGTGTCGAACTGGACGACACACTGCTCCTAACATGCATACGAGAACCCCAATAAGTTAAACTCGCTAACTCGTTATCGGGGTTTTTTACAATAATCGATGTAGAAAAATTTTCACCTTTTGTACAGATAATGTCTAAATTTCCTGCTGTCATTCTATCGGCCCACCCAGAATAAAATCTTCAGCGGTCATAATCATCCCACGAGCAATCCACTCAGGTAAATTGTCGGAAGTTACGACCATAAGTCTAGGTAAACCCTCTTCGTCAACAATTTCGCCAATGAAAACAAAGTTGCCTAAAACAGCAGTCTGCCCAGACGCATCAAAAATATTACCCACAAGTTCATGAACCATATCTTGCGGTTCATCTATTTGTTTAGTAGCCTCCGCTAACATTGCCAGCAAATCATCCACGCTATCTTCGTCATCTCTTTCGCTGAAAGGAACTGGCTCACTCATGTTAGTCTCCTGACTATGTTTGGGATTTTAAGTCGATAACCTGTTGCATCAACTCTGCGTTTTTATCCTCTAAATCTGAAATTTCTTCCTGCAAATGATGTACGATATATCGCAATCTATTGTTTTCCTTACGCTGCAAAGCGTACTCAATGCGGCTTTGTTTAACTAAGTCCATCCAAATATGATCCTGTGCGGCTTCTATTTCGAAGTTTAACTTTTTCTTTTTTAATTGAGTTGTCAGAACTAAACCAAACAACGTTACCCCAGAACCGACAAGGGCAGGCAAAGTCATGTTCATAAATTCTGTCCACATAGAAATCTCCTGTTTTCATGACTTACCCCCTTAGGGATTACGTGTAATCTAAAGTAACACTTAACAGAGGGGCGTACGCAATTCCGGCAGCGTTGTAAATAATGTAGTCGGTATCTTGAGAAGAGGTGAATCTTCCTAAACCGTCGCCCGTATTAGTGTTGTTAGTAGTATTAGTGATGGATAGAGGCTTAGTCTTAGCATGATCAATTAAATTTGAGACATGGCCGTTAGAATTTAAATCTATGTAAGTTGTCTCACCTAATGTAATATAGTCTGTCAACGGGCCGGGAAACCCCGGATAGTTTTTATAAGCATAATGATTAAAGTCAAGAAGATTGTGGGTAGGAGATGTCGCAGTTATGGAATCATTATACTTGGCAATATAAATATCGCCAGACGCATAGGTAAGTCCGTGGGCAGAAGACCATCGTGTAAGTCGCAAAGTAGCAGATTTTACAACCGGTCTAATTGCTAAAGCATCAGAAAGGGTTTTATTACCGCCACTACTGTTAGTGCCAGATGTGTTTGTAAACTGAACCAGCCCAAACCACGGATAGTTGGTTGAATACCTTCCCTGACGGGGATAGTCTGCACCCGCAGGGTTACTGCTAGTAGCCCAACTAATGCCTCGGGCAGATTTAGAAGCAGACGCATCAAAAGTGTAGGTTACAGGATCGGAGCCAACATAAAACTGTCGCCACGAGCCACCAATCCTAACTCCGCCCTTAACAGCAGTACGCCATGTACCCCCTACTCTAACCCCAACATCGGCAGAAGCAATCGTATCCCATACACCTGATCTCCTTACACTTAAAGCCATCAGTACTCAATCCAAATATCGTAGTCTACTCCATAAGCGTTGTTCCAACCATCATCTCTGATAAAAATTGTTCTACCGGCATCTGATGCACGTGAAGTCGAAGTTGAAACACCGTAAGTGTTTAATTTACGCTGGATATCGCCATGAATGCGTGCCTCGGCAACCGTTCCGCTAGAAATTTTGGCACCATCAAGCCCAGAGATATGTATGTTATCGACAGACCCATCCACATAGTGCTGAGAATCAATAGCGTCGTCAACAATCATAGCACCGGTCACCTGAGTCGAAACAAGGTTACCCGAGGCGCCTCTACCCAAAACTCTATTCGTACCTATCGCTAAATCGCTAGGGTCTCCAGTCGTTGGAGCGTTACGCACTTTAACAGTGTTAGCACCCATATTTGCTAATATATCGTTATCTACAATATTATTGGCAAGATGCTCATGATCAATAGAACCAGCAACATAATGCCGAGAGTCAATAATATCATCAGCAATTTTGTCGCCATTAATAATATTATCGGCAAGATGCTCCCTGTCGATAGAACCATCCACATAGTGCTCGGAGTCAATAACACCATCACCAATTTTGGTGCCATCAATAATATCTGCCGTTAAATGTACTCTGTCGATAGAACCATCCACATAATGCTGAGAATCGATAGAATCATTCGCAATATGATTACCATCAATGGTACCGAAAGCCAACGCCCCCGAACCGTCACGACGCAACACACTATCAGAACCAGCAGCCAACTCTGACAAAACACCAGCAGACGACGTACTAGTACGAGCCAAAATACTGTTTGCGGCAACATCCTCAATCTTAGCCAACGT